GTGTCTCGCGCCACAGAGTTTCAAGTGGGGCAAGCTCAATGCGCGAATTATGCCCCGTTACAGCAAAAACCGGAGGTTTTTCGGGTTCTTTTGGCTTAATTTCCTGCCAAGCGATGGCCATCATGCGGAACGCATCAGCGCAATGGCTGGTGAAGTCGTGTCGCGGCTTCTCTCTAAACATTTTCTTTTCGTCGTCCCACTCACGCTGATACTGCTTGAGCAGTTCCACGGCATCGCCACAGCGTTCGCGGTCAAACCACACGCGCCGCATCATCACTCGCGCTGCCTGGATGCCGTCTTGCACGCTCAGGCCAGGCACGATGGCCATGTTTTTGAGGCCAAGGTGAGCGTCCAGTTGCTCGATGATGGACTTGCCGCCTGAGGCCAGCGTCTTGGCCCGTGCGTCGTGCGGCAGGTAGTGTGTCGCGTACCGATACGCCTTGCCAATCACCACGTTGGCATAGTCGTCAATGGTCAGACCCGAAGCTGAGTAGTAGTCAATGATCCGCAGCTCGGAACCCAGCATCTGCCAGAACCAGATGGCCGTGTCGTCGTGGAAGCCCAAGTCCCAGGCGGTGAACACGGGCAGGTTACGGTCGTGATCCACAACGGTAACGCGCCCTTCGTCCTCGATGGCCCGCAGCTCGCGGCCGTAGTACGCACCCAATATCGCCGCTTCAAACGAACATTCAAACTCTTGTGCGTACTGGTCTTCAGTCATGCCGCGGCTTGCGTCAGCCAGCTCATCAGGCTTGATCAGGCCAGACTGCGAGGCCTTGATGCTGGTCGAGTACCAATCGGGCGAGCCTTGGGCCTGCGTCCAGATGGCGTGAAAAAAGTTGTGCCCCTTCGGCGTACCGATAAACGAGGCCCAGCCCTCGCGGTCGGCTAGCAGCGGTCGAATGATCTCGCCCCAAACGCGAGGCCGCATATCGGCCACTTCATCTAAAACAACACCGTCCAAATACATCCCCCGCAGAGCGTCGGGGTTGTCGGCCCCAAAGAGCCTGATGCGTGCCCCGTTGAGCAGCTCGACCCACAGCTCGCTGGCATTGGCCTGAGTGCGAATGTCTGCGGTGTAGCGCAGCAGGTAGTCCCATGAGATGCTCTTGGCCTGGCTGTAGAACGGCGCGATGTAGGCGTAACGGCCATCCGTCTTGCCATCGGTGAACGCCCTGCGAATCAGGTCATTGATGCACGCCACAGTCTTGCCAGCGCGTCTGTGCGCAACAAGACAAGCCCACCTAGCCCGACGGTCATGGAAGGCCGCAAACGCCTTGCGAGGCGCGTATGGCACTACTATTCGTCGCTCGGTCGCTGCCATTCAATCACGGTGCGGATAGGCGCATCAGCATCGCCAACCAGTTCGGTTCTCGCAAGTTTTGGCGCAGCGTACTCAGCCAACTTGGACACAAGATCAAGCGCCTTGCTCGGATCGTCCTTAGCAACGCTTTCCAGCCATTTGCCGACGTTCTCGCTGTTGTCCTCTAACAGCTTCTGAATCGTCTCTCTGAAAGCCGTTGTGACCTTGTTTGGCACGCCTTTGACCCGCCCCATCCCAGCGGCTGGAGGCAGTCTGCGTTTTTTAACAGACGGCAACACTTTGCTGTCAGTCACGGCCTGCCCCGCATCAACGCAGCCGCAAGCTGCTGCGGCTTGTTCTTGACCCCTTCGGCAGCCATGCGCTTCGCATCGGCTTGCGGAATACCAACGCGCTTGGCCACAGCGGGGTCATGAGCTGCGGCTTGGAAGAGTCGGTTTTGTTGCTGGCTGTATGGCATGGGTGGAGTCTATCTCATCAATTGGCGACGGTCAAACCAAGGAAATTTTTGATTTCCTAATTCATATAATTTGTCACCAGCAACGCGCCATTCACTTTCTGTTTTATAAAATTTCCATTTTAATGCTTCATTTTCAGTAAATGTTTTTTCTCCATTAGGGTAACCAGTTATCCAAGAAAAAAGTTCAGCCGTTATGTTGCCATGTGATTGACTTCGCACAACGCCTTGAAAATTAACGTCGCCGTTCTCATCCACCGTGTGAAAAAATTTCCCCTTGCCCATCTCCATGTTAGTGACTCCTCACTTTGTTAAAAAACTTGCCCCGCCCCCGCCGCATCCCGTTGCCCCTACTGCCCCTAACGTATACGTTTTAGGGGCAGGGAGGGGCACAAATAACGGGCTTTTGCCCCTGTTGCCCCTGCCGCCCCTAGGGGCACAAAGGGGCATTAGGGGCATCAATTTGACTCATTTTTCTGCATCAGCATGACGCTTGCCTGCACCTCATTGATAAACACCCAGCCCCCGCTACAAGACTCCAAAGTGCCTGCATTCAGCAACTGAGCAATTAATGCATCTGGTCTTGAGGCATCCATTTTATTTCTGGCGGTGCGTTCAGCCACCCCATCCTTAATTAACAAATCACGCAATCCTGCCCTACTCAAATAAGGTAATCCTCGACGTTCTTCTGTACCAGATGCCCACCAAGCACGCTCAACCATTCTGACGTTCTCATCATGTTTTGATGGTTTCTTGTTTGGTTGATTATTAGTAGATTCATCGTCTGAAATGGCAACGCAAGTTGTTGCGGGATTGCCAAACTTAGACACCCCCATCTCCACCACTTCCAGCTTGAAGTAGATCGTTTCGCCCTTGCTTGGAAGTTCGCGTTGCTTGGTCACGTTGACCATGCGAATGCCGTCCTTTTCAATCACCTCAATCTCGGTGTCAATGTGTGCGCGGATGCCTGACCAGCCGCGAGCGCCCTTGGCGGCATCCTTGCCATTGTGGTGAATCATCATCAACGCGGCTTTGGTGGCGGTGGCTACTTGATCAAAACGCGCCATGACCGGCCCCATGTCTTCACCGCTGTTTTCGTTGGCTCCTGCGCTCATGCGTGCCAAAGTGTCGCCAATAATGAGGCGCACAGGCTTGCCCTTCATCTGCTCAATGGATCGCACCAACTCAATCACATCGTAGGCATCTTGATCGCCGGTGTAAAAGTTCATGGGCACAGGCACCATCGCCAAGTTTTCAAGATTGCAGCCGTGGAACTTCTTGATGGCTTGCATACGCGCACGAATGCTGGCTGGGGCTTCGCAGGCCAAATAAATAACTAAGCCTGGGTCAGTCTTGCGTCCGTAGCACAACGTGCCGGTTGCAATGGCGGTGGCAACTGACAACGCCCAAAATGTCTTTCCGCTGTTGCTATCGCCATAGACCACCACCGAGCTGCCAATGGTCATCAAGCCCTCAACCAGTTCGTTTGGCGCTTCGTACTCGGCGCTCAACTGGTCACCAAAGACCACTTGCAACTTGTCAAAGACTGCCGTGCCAGTTTCTTGCGTCAACAACGCCAACAGATCCCCGCCTGCCTGCGCGTAATCGTTCGCATCGCCTTCGTCGGGTGGCATCACCATCCGCGCCCCATGCTTGGCGCAAGCCTGCTCTGCGTACCGCTGGCCTACACCGCTTTTGTCGTTGTCGGCCACAATCACCAAATCGCTGGTTGGATGCAGGTCGCGCATGGTTGCGGTCACCGGCACAAGGTTGGACGCTGAGTATGCAACGACAACCGGCCTTGAGGTGACCTGATGGATCGTGGCGGCGGTGGCAAAGCCTTCGGCAACGTAGATGCTGCCAGGCTCGTCCATTGACCCCAACACCCAGAACTTGCCGCCGGTCTGACCGCCTGGGTGGTATAGCTTGCCGCCTTCGTTGTCGATGTACTGGAGCGACGCCAGCGTGCCGTCCTGATTGTACAAAGGCACCACCAGACGGCCATCGCCTGTGACCCTAGCACCGTGGGGTGCGATGCCCTTGCGGCGCAAGTAGGGATGATCTGGCGAGGCACCTATGCACTCGGCCCAGATGGTGTCAACGACATCCGCAGCCACTTCGTGCTTGCGTGCCTGCTCAATGTCTCTGGCGGCTTTAGCCTCGCTCATGCGACGGGCAAAGGCCATCTCATCTGCCTGGTTGAGCTGCCTGCCCACCTCTGCCCGCCATGTCTGCTCCATCCCTGCCCGCCAGCACCCAAACCTGCCGGCCGGGATGCCGTCAGAAAAGGCGATGTACCAACCCGGCTTGTCACCGTGCCCTAGCGAGCCCTTGGTGCCGGATCGGAAGCGATGAATCTTGCCGTCGAGGTGGATGGTGTCTGGCGGCTCAAGGCCAGCATCGCGCATGGCGTCTTGAAGCTGTTGCTCTGGCGGTGCCAGCACAGGTGCTGGGGGTGGCGACCATGAGCCACCGAGGATGTGTCTTAAGTCAGCCATGAACGGCATCCCTCTGCGTCAGATAGTCCGAAAGCGCTTTGACCGTCTCATACAGCGGCGTTGCGTCGTCTTGCATCAGCCGATAGACCGTGGCCGGATGAACGCCTGCCGACTGAGCCACCCGCTTGAGGTTGGCATCTTGCAGCCGTTGCTTTATCTGCTCCAAAGTCATCATTGATTGCACCCCTGAAAAAAAAGTTTCGAAAGTGCTTGCATCCTAGCACCAATGCCGCTATAGTTCAACTCATGCGCTGAACAGATGTTCTGAAGAGCGCAAAACAGGAGAAAGCAACATGAACGCAACGTACCTCATCATTGATACCCGCACCGGCGCGACGGTTGGCACCGCAAAGTCTTTGAAAGCTGCCAGGCAGTCGGTTGATCGCCGCGACAACGCTTATGGCGGCTACCGTTACACCTACAAACGTGTGGAGGCAGCATGAAGCGCCTGCTGATCGAAGTGGCCCAAGCCACCCTCGTCGCCGCCATCATCGGCGCACCGCTGGCCTACTACTTCATCTTTGTGATGACCCCCTAATGCTTTACCGCCGCCGGTCGGTCACCGGCATCTACCAACGCCAAACCGGAGAAAACCCAACATGGCTATTTCACTCAAAACCACCAGCGGCCTGTCGGCCAACGGGGTCAAAGTCTTGGTCTACGGCCAAGCAGGGGCAGGCAAGACCAGCCTCATCAAGACGCTGCCAGCGCCCGTGGTGCTGTCAGCGGAGGGTGGTTTGTTGTCCATTCAGGACGCTGACCTTCCGTATTTGGAGATCACCTCAATGGCCGACCTGATAGAGGCCTACGATTGGCTTTCTAGCGGAGACGCTAAGAAGTTCCAGAGCGTTGCCCTTGACAGCATCTCAGAGATTGCAGAGGTCTGTTTGAACGGCGAGAAGAAGATCGCCAAAGATCCGCGCCAAGCTTACGGTGCCATGCAGGAACAGATGGCCGAGATAATCCGCGCCTTCCGAGACTTGCCTGGCAGGCACGTTCTGATGACCGCCAAACTGGAGAAGACCGCCGACGAAATGGGTCGCATCCTGTATTCGCCCAGTATGCCGGGCAACAAGACCGGCCAAAGCCTGCCTTACTTCTTTGATGAGGTGCTTGCGCTTCGCGTTGAGAAAGACGCCGACGGCGTAAGCCAGCGTGCCCTGATGTGCGACTCTGACGGACTTTGGATTGCCAAAGATCGGTCAGGCAAGTTGGCAACGTGGGAAGCACCCGACCTCGGCGAGATTATCAAAAAGATCGGTGGTCAGACATGAGGCCCATGCGCGAGATAGCCGCTGAATGGGCGGCTGAAAAGGAGGTCGAGCGTCAGGCCATCGAGAACCGCCGCCGCCTCGAGGATGAGATGGTCAAGAATTTTGGCCTGCTGCCTGATTTGGATGGCACCGTGTCAAAGGACGTTGACGGTTACGTCATCAAGATCACGGGTCGCATTGATCGCAAGGTTGATGCCGACAAGATTCAAGAACTTGCTGCCCAGCATGGCCTTGAGTCGCATCTTGGCACGCTGTGCCGTTGGAAACCAGAGTTGAACATAACTGTATGGAAGAACACCAGCCCACAAATTACCTCCCTTTTGGCCCCAGCGATCACCGCGAAACCAGGGCGTCCAAGCTTTACCGTCAATCACAAGGAGTAAGAACCATGAAATTAGGCGAAACTTTTTCTGCTGCTGAATTGCAGCCATCTACACCATCCTATGACTTGCTGCCCGCTGGTTGGTATACCGCCATCATCACCGAGGCAGAGTTGAAGGACACGAAGGCCGGAACCGGCCAGTACATCAAGGTGCGCTATGACGTGACCGGCCCAAGCGGCCAAGGTCGTTGCGTCTTTGGCAACTTCAACATCAAGAACCCAAACCCGAAAGCGGAAGAAATTGGACGCCAGCAACTGGGCGATTTGATGCGTGCGTTGGGCCTGCCTGCGGTCAACGACACAGACCAGCTCATCAACGGTCACTTGAGCATCAAGGTGGACATTCGCCCAGCGTCGGGCGAATACGGCGCCCAGAACGAGGTCAAGGGCTGGCGCAGCAACACCGGCAGCTTGCCGCCTCAGCCTAAGCCAGACGCAGCAACTGGCAATGCCAGCACCAAGGCCGCGCCACCTTGGGCGCGTAAGTAAAAAGGCGGGGCGGCTTGATTTGGTCTTTGACTAGGCCAAGTAGAAAGTCAGAAAAACCTTGGCATCGACATCCTCAAGTGCTGACTTGACGCCGCCCCAAACTGAACTGAACAAAGGAGAGAATCGTGGAGATTCCCCAATCAGATCATAGCATCGCCGCTTTGATTGACAAGCATCATGAGGCGCAGGCAGCGCAGGAGATGCCTCGCCCTCACATGGGTTGCAGCATCGTTGGCCATCCCTGTGACCGTTGGCTGTGGCTGTCGTTTCGGTTTGCGGTTAAGCCATCATTTCCCGGCAGAGTCCTGCGGATGTTTAGAAGGGGCCGGAACGAAGAAGCCACCAATATTGATGACTTGCGGGCCATTGGCATCAAGGTGCGTGCGCTGGAGAGCCAGATGCGAGTTGAGTTTGGCAGTCACTTGTCTGGCAGCATTGACGCCATTCTTGATGCTGGCGTGCCTGGGGCAGTCAAGACCAAGCACATTGCTGAGTTCAAAACGCACTCAAGCAAATCGTTTGCTGATGTAGTCAAGCAAGGCGTTGAGAAGTCAAAGTTAGAGCATTTTGTGCAATGTCAACTTTACATGGCAGGCACGGGCATCCACCGCGCTTTGTATGTTGCTGTCAACAAGGACGACGACAGCATTTATACCGAACGGCTTGTATACGACAAGATCATTGCGGATAAGTACATAGCCCGCGGTCAACGCATTGCGTTGGCTGATCGGATGCCCGAGCCGCTGAGTACCGATCCATCGTGGTATCAATGCAAGTGGTGCCCAGCCTATTCAATGTGCCATGAGGCGCAGCATACAAAGGAAGTCAACTGCCGCACCTGTGCCCATTCAACAGCCAAGGCCGACAGCACCTGGCATTGCGCTCGCCATGACGCTGACGACATTCCGCTTGAGTGGCAAGTGCAGGGCTGCGAGAGCCATGTGTTGCATCCTGATCTAGTGCATTGGAAACGCAAGGATGGCCCGAATGAGTGGGTTGCGATCTACGTTGTGGATGGCAAGGATGTCTGCAATGGCGATCCAGACGCGCACATTTACAGCAGCAAGGAGTTGCTGGCTAATCCTGCGATGTGCTCAATGGGGGATGTGGAGATTGAAAAACTGCGCGGTAAAGGCGCGAGGGTGGTATGAATGAGTTGGCTCTTTTCGCGGGCGCTGGTGGAGGAATACTCGGCGGCAAACTGCTTGGATGGCGAACAGTCTGCGCCGTTGAGTGGGAGCCCTACCCAGCAAGCGTACTGTGCGCCCGACAAAATGACGGCCTTCTCCCGCCTTTCCCGGTTTGGGATGACGTTCAAACCTTTGACGGCAGACCGTGGGCAGGAATTGTTGATGTCGTATCTGGAGGCTTTCCGTGCCAAGACATCAGCGCAGCAGGAAAAGGCGCAGGCATTGACGGAGAGCGCAGCGGAATGTGGGGAGAAATGGCACGGATCATTCACGAAGTACAGCCCCGATACGTCTTCGTGGAAAACTCACCAATGCTCACTTCTCGGGGACTTGGACGAGTTCTCGGAGACTTGGCCTCAATGGGGTTTGATGCGCGGTGGGGAGTGCTGGGAGCAGCAGACATTGGCGCAAACCACCAGCGAAACCGAATCTGGATTGTTGCTACTAACACCAGACACAGTAAATCGGGACAACAAAAAAGTGATTTACAACAAGAATGCTTCAAGTCAATCTGGAAGAAGTTTAGCAACGTATGCGAGAACTTGGCCGACACTGACAGCGCACAACGCCAAAGAAACCAATGCATTGAGCGAACACAACAGAAACACACCAATTTTAACAGCGCAAGTAAATTGGCCAACGCCACGGAGTTGTTCAGCAATGGCGGCAACTTTGACAGATCAAGGCCAAAGGTTTCCCAACTTGGAAACGGTGATGGCGCATACGGATCAAGCAACCATTGGTGGAAAGCTGAACCCGACGTGGGTCGAGTGGCTGATGGGGTGGCCGCTAGGGTGGACAGACTTAAAGCCATTGGAAACGGACAAGTCCCACTCTGCGCCGCAACAGCATGGAGATTGCTGAATGGCAATTGAACTCCGCCCCTACCAACGCCGCACCATCGATGAGCTGTATGCCTGGTTTGCATTGTGTCTGTCATTCCTGTAAAATGGACTGACGGACACAAGGAGCCAAAATGAAGTGTGCATTTGATGGGTGTGAGCGTGACGCCGTGGCAAAAGGATATTGCGACAAGCATTACCGCCGAGTGCTTAGGCATGGCAATGCTAATGATTTTGGAAGCAGAAAAGTTGAAGACGGAAACGCTGTTGAAAGATTCCATAAAAAGTATGAGATCAGCGAGTCTGGATGCTGGATATGGACGGCAGGCACAAGGCCAAACAGCAAAGGGGCTGCATACCCAAGGCATTGGACAGACGACGGGCAATCAATTGGTGCTCACCGATTTTCATTTGAACTAATGCATGGATCAATACCGAAATCTATGTACGTCTGCCACAAGTGCGATACGCCATTGTGCGTAAACCCAGATCATCTGTTTGTCGGAACGCATCACGACAACATGCGCGATATGGTTGAAAAAAAACGCTCATTTATTGGTCGCGGCGAAAACAAAAAAGGACGCGCAAAATTGACCAATCAACAAGCAGATGAAATTAGAAAAATGGACATTGCTAATCAAAAACTTGCAATTATGTTTGGCGTTAGCGCATCTTGTATTGGAAGAATTAAGCGTGGAGAAGCTTACTAATGCAACTGCGGCAATATCAACAACGCGCCCTAGACATGCTCTACGCATGGTTTGAGAAGAACGCAACAGGCCATCCGGTTTTGAACATGCCTGGCGGGTCTGGCAAGTCAGTTGTGATTGCGTCGCTGGCAAAAGATGTTTTGCAAAACTGGCCGGACACGCGAATTTTGATGTTGGTGCATAGCAAAGAACTGATCTTGCAAAACGCAGACAAGCTCCGCAAGCTATGGCCGGACGCGCCGCTGGGTATCTACAGCGCAAGCGTTGGGCAGAGAAACTTTGGCAACCCGATCACTTATGCAGGCATTGGCTCAGTTGCGAAACGGGCGAAACAACTGGGTTATATAGATTTGTGCATCATTGACGAAGTGCATGCCGTGTCCACGGCAGAAAGTGGCATCTATCGAAAGCTGATAGCCGAGCTGCTTGGCATGAATCCAGCCATGCGAATCGTGGGGTTAAGCGCAAGCCCTTACCGGCTTGGGCATGGAATGATTACCGAAGGGCCGACTGCCATCTTTTCAGAAATACTGGAGCCAGTTGGGATCGAGGAGC